TTCTATTCAATAGTTGCACAAATGACAGACCATCGCAAGGTGGTTCCGTCACATAACGTGACAGCTAAGAAGGATTTAAAAGCACCATGACCCTTTACCGTGTCACTACAGCGACGACCAGAGCGGATATACATTAATATCTTAGCCCAGTCATCGCCAGCGCGCACAAATGAGGGTGCAGGCCGGGAATCCTTCCATTCGAACCCGTAGTGCATAGATGCACCATTGGGATTCAGCTGGTGGATTTCACAATACCTGCGAATCTTCTTTCTCGCCTGATATTTCAGCGGCAGTCCGTCTTTCCTAAATTGGAAAGGGGATTGCACAGTAGTCACATCAAGCTTAGGACTATCCCACGGCTCCTGTTGTCGATGCCAAGCCCCTGTAGCCTTACAGGGGTTCTCCGCGTATAAGATCGCGGGCGTCGCTCGGTAAACCTCACAAAAGAGGGATCGAAAAGCCGGATAAATAAGGGCAAGTCGAGATAACTTGTTAAGACAAGTTATCAGCTCACCAATATTCGTCAACCACTTAAAATCATAAGATTCTAAGTAACCGTACCCATCAATAAAATGGGCACCACAACTTTCCCGATAGTCACCACCAATATAGGTTTTTTCCATATTGATAATGAACTGACCGTTCTCTAAGTCAAGCAAAAGCTTACTAGCGAAAATATTGGGGATAATTATATCGTCCCCAAAAACGCTAGTATCGCTTGTGTAAGATCTACATAAAGCGGTTAGAATCAGACTCATCAATTCGAAAGTAAAACCGTTCCCCATTGAGGATATCTTGTTGATGAAATAATACTCATCATCAAGTCCTAAAGTCATTTCTGACCTCGTTTGTTCAATTAAATTGAACACCCGAGCGGGTAAAAGGTACTTAACTAAATGAATTGATATGCGATCACTCGCATTTTTGAGATCAATCGTGGCGTACTTATCGTAGCTAATCATCATACGGTGAAGATCAGCCGTATGATTTAGATCGATTCCGAATTCTTTGAGAGAATTTCGAAGTCCGATCCCAATCCGTCTCTGAGTCAGGATATTAGCCAATGGTTCGACGCAGATCGGCCTGTCCTTAAGATTATTCTTAGGTACAGTACTAAACCGATTGCCTGACACCATAGTTGTGATTAGAGAGAGTTTGAAGCCGAAAATCCTCTTTGCAGAATCTTTATAGACTTTATATCGATTCCACAAATATCGATCAATGACTCGACTCTCAATACCAGCGGCGGCTAAAAGCTTTGCGAAACGTTT